AAGCGATCGCCCAAGCGGTCGAGTCCCACCCGGATCTCGACTACACAAAGGCGGCGTCTATGGTGCTCATGGATGGCCTTATGCAGCGAGTGAGCACGGCAGAGGACGACTTTGCCGAGATGCCGCTGGATAAGGCAGGGCGACTCATTGCGAGTCTGGCCCGCAACGCCACCTATGAGAAACGAGTCCGGCAGGACATGAAGAAGAAAGCGGAGCTCGCCTTCGATCAGATGGAAGTTGAGCTCATGGCAGCAATTAAGCAGCACCCAGAACTCACCGAGGAACTCCGTGACGTTCTGGCTCGTGCAAGGGAGAAGGTGGTCACAGATGGCGAAGATTGACCTTGAGGACTACCTTGAGAAGCTGGACGAACCGGAAGACCGTGAAGCGGTGGCGAACCGTGAGTATCAGCGGCAGATCTTCGAGCAGTATGTCACCAGCGGCGACAACTTCCCCGAACGTCGGGCACAGCTCCTCCGGGACTACAAGACCGGGAAAGAGCTGACCGGGCCGAAGGGGTTACGCCGGAAGCTCGGAGCGATCGACCTCGAATACTTCGGCAGGGCCTACCTTGCTCACTACTTCGTGAGAAAGTCTCCGGCTTTTCACGGCGAACTTGATCGGATATGGAGAGAGGGCGTCATGAAGGGGCTCGACCCAACGGAGTCGGCGAAGGAGATCAACCGGGCGGACGGATGCCGCAGAGCAATCGAAGCGCCCCGTGGTCATGCCAAGAGTACGACCTTCACCTTCAAGGACGATCTTCACGCCGCAGTATACGCCTATAAGCATTACATTCTCATTCTCTCTGATAGCTCCGAACAGGCCGAGGGCTTCCTCGCAGATCTGAAAACAGAGCTTGAAGAGAACGCTGCCTTGAAGGAAGACTTCGGGGAACTCGAGGGCAAGGTTTGGAAAGCATCGGTCATACTCCTCTCAAACGGAGTGAAAATCGAAGCGATCGGCTCCGGCAAGAAAATCCGTGGACGTCGTCACAAGCAATGGCGTCCCGATCTCATCGTCTGCGACGACCTCGAAAATGACGAGAACGTCAACACTCCAGACCAGCGGAAGAAGCTGAGAAACTGGTATTACAAGGCGGTCTCAAAGTGCGGCGATACCTACACCGACATCGTGTATATTGGGACGCTGCTTCACTTCGACGCTCTGCTTGCCAACGTCGCCAAGAACCCAAGCTATAAAACTTCGGTTTATCGTGGCGTTATCAGCTTCGCCGAGAACGTGGGGCTCTGGGACGCATGGGAGAGGATCTTCACCGATCTCGCCAACGACGCACGGCAGGAAGACGCCGAGGAGTTCTTCAAAGCAAACCGAGAGGAAATGTTAGAAGGAACCGCCGTTCTCTGGGAAGAGAAGCTCTCCTACTATGATCTCATGGTTATCCGCATATCCGAGGGCGAGGCGAGCTTTAACAGTGAGATACAAAACGATCCAATCGACCCGGAGAGCTGCACCTTTCAAGAGGAATGGTTCGACTTCTACGATGACGACGGAAAGACGATCCCGGACTTCTCCGACCCTCGTTTCATGTTCTTTGGTGCAAATGACCCGTCTCTCGGCAAGAATAAAAAGTCGGACACGAGCTCCATTTTCGCAGTAGCCAAGGACACGAAGACGGGCTTCCTCTATGTCCTCATTGCAGATGTCGAAAAGCGCAAGCCGGACAAAATAATTGAGGATGCGCTGGAAGCGAGTCGCCGCCTCAAAAGGGACTACAAGCGACCCTATTATCAGTTCGGCGTCGAAACGGTGCAGTTCCAATATTACTTTGCGGAGATCATGCGGCAGCGCTCGGCAGAGGCGGGCGAGTACCTTCCAATCGTTGAGATCAACTCGACCCAGAACAAGGACGCCCGCATTCAGAGCTTGCAGCCCTTTGTAAAAAATGGCTACATCAAGTTCTCGAAGAAGCACAAGACACTTTATAAGCAGATGACCGAGTACCCGATGGGCAAGAATGACGATGCCCCGGACGGTCTGCAAATGGCGGTGAAGCTGGCTCTTGACTGTAAGATCGGCAGGAAGACAGAATACCGCTCCGTTATAGCCCGAGCCCTCGACTTCAAGAGGGGGGCGTTCTAAGGAGGTGAGGCGTATCAGTCTCCAAGAAAATACCATCATCCACGGCGACAGTCTTTCAGTGCTCCGGCAGATGGAAAGCGAGAGTGTGGATGCGGTTATCACCGATCCGCCCTATGGTATTGACTACCACAGCAAAGGGACGGGAGCGTCCATCAAGAACGACAAGAGCCCTTTTATTTGGTTCTTGTATGATGCCTTCCGAGTGCTTAAACAAGGAGGAACTCTTATTTGTTTTACTCGGTGGGATGTAGAACAGACCTTTATTGATGCGATGAAGTTGGCGGGCTTTCGTGTCAAAAGTGAGGTAATCTGGGATAAGGTTATGCACGGGATGGGGGATTGCAAGGCGCAGTTTGCTCCAACACACGAGAACGCAGTCTTCGCCATTAAAGGGAAATACAGTTTTCCCGGTCACAGACCGAAGGATGTGGTTTCTATCCACAAGCTGAGTTGTTCGCAAATGATACATCCGACCGAGAAGCCTGTGGGACTTATGGCGCACCTTATCACATCTGTTACAAAACCGGGAGATCTTATTTTAGATCCATTTGCAGGATCTGGCTCGACCCTCGTTGCAGCCAAGAAGACAGGGCGGCGATTTATCGGCATTGAGCTCGACGATGAACATTATCAAAAGGCAGCTCGCCGTATTGAGGAGGTGGGCGTATGAGCCGGAAAAAGAAGAAGCAATATCAGACCCAGCAGACTACGCCACTCTGTCGCCCGAAGGTCGAAGAGATTGCCGTCGCTCAAGTGACGGACAAGTACAGCGAGTACCCGAGCAACGGACTCACGCCCGTCAAGCTGGCGGAGATCTTACGAGAGGCAGACTCCGGCGATGTGCTGCGACAGATGGAGCTATTTGAAGAGCTGGAAGAAAAAGACCCACATCTCTTCTCGCAGCTTCAAACTCGCAAGAACGCCGTCACGGGGCTTGATTTTGAGATCATCCCCTTTGACAGCGACGACTCACGGGACAAGGAGATCGCCGAGTTTGTGGAAAGTCAGCTCGGCGGCCTTGAGAACATTGAGGACATTATGATCGACCTGCTGGACGCAATCGGCAAGGGCTTCGCAGTCTCAGAAATCATGTGGGGGTACGACGAGGGTCATGTGGTCGTCGAGGATATTCGTTCCCGACATCAGAAGCGTTTCTTCTGGGACTCGCTGGACGACTCCTTCAAGGTTCGGACAGAGGCAGCACCCGAGGGCATCCTGCTCCCGGACAGCAAATTTATCGTACACAGATACAAAGCCCGAAGCGGTCATCCGTCGAGAGCTGGCGTCCTTCGTGTCGTGGCGTGGATGTACCTCTTCAAGAACTATGACCTAAAAGACTGGGTCGCCTTCGCCGAGGTCTACGGTATGCCGCTCCGTCTCGGCAAGTATCAGCCGGGAGCGAGTGAGGATGACAAGCTCGCCCTCATGCAAGCCCTCATTCAGATCGGCGCAGACGCAGCAGGAATTATACCGGACGGCACGACGATCGATTTCATCACCACGGAGAAGGCTTCCAGCACGGACTTGTATGAGCGGCTCGCTCGCTACTGCGACGAGCAGATCTCGAAGGCAATCCTCGGACAGACCCTCACCTCGGACTCTGGCGGCGGCAGTTATGCACAGAGCAAGACCCACAACGAAGTCCGGCACGACCTAACCGTCGCAGACTGTAAGGCCCTCGCCTCTACCTTGCGGCGTGATCTCATCCGTCCGCTGGTCATCTTCAATTTTGGAGAGGATAAGCGCATCCCTTACCTTCGCTTTGACTGCGAGGAGTCGGGAGACCTTGAACAGACAGCGAACATTCTCGGGACACTGATCAAAGAGGTCGGCCTAAAAGTGCCGACATCGTACATCTACAAGAAATTCTCTATCCCGAAACCAGAAGGCGACGAGGAGATCGCAGCTCCGGCAGCGCCGCCGATGGGCTTGCCCTTTAAGGCAGACACCCCGGCGCAGCTCGTACTCAAAGGCGAGCAGCAAGCCGACCACGGAACGCAGGAACGCATTGACCGCATGGCAGATGCAGCCGTCAAGCAAGGAGCTGGCGTCTTCAAGAAAGCCTTTGCTCCGGTTCTCAAGTTAGTTGAGAAAGCCGAGAGCCTTGAACAGCTCCGGGAAATGATGGAGGACGACAAGGCAGTCGCCGAGCTCTATGCTTCGATGGATGTGTCGGAGGCGGAGGAACTGCTTCAAAAGGTTATGCTTTACGCAGACCTTGAGGGGCGGGTGAATGGTCAATGATAGACGTTGAGGCTCTGCTTGCACGGAAAGACATAACCTTCGAGGAGGCCGTGGACTACTTCAAAGAGCGTGTCCCTGTCACAGCCTCGCAGTTCTACAAAATAGCGGAGGAGTACCGATCTCTCGCCTTTACCGTCAGCGGCTACGCCTCGGTGCAGATCCTTAAGCGGTTCTATGAAGAAATTCTTGCGGCGCTGGAAGAGGGAAACACCCTTCAAGAGTTCCGGGCGAATATGAACGACTTCTTAGAAACGGAAGGGTACGAGGGTATAACGCCGCTGCAAGCGGATAACATCTTTCGCACCAACATACAGACGGCCTACAATGTCGGGCACTATGAGCAGATGTCAGATCCCGCTGTCAAGGAGCTCCGCCCCTACTGGGAATACGACGCAGTACAGGACACGCACACCCGGCGCAGTCATCTCGCAATGGATGGAAGGGTATTCCCCGCTGACTCCCCTGTCTGGGACACATGGTTCCCGCCTAACGGGTTTAGATGCCGCTGCACAGTACGCAGCCTATCGAAACGGCAAGTCGAGCAGCGGGGGTTAAAGGTCGAAACGGAAGTTCCGAGATCGGCGACACTCGCCGATGGGCGCTTTGTGAGTATCATGCCTGACCCCATGTTTAATACCAACCCGGCGAAAGTGAGGTTCAAGCCGAACCTTGAAGGCTACCCCGAGCCTCTCCGCAGGGCGTACGAAAAGAGGCAAAAGGCAAAATAACGCCACAAGCCCCACAGAAGCCCTTAGAACGACGCAACGCTTCGGGAGTGTAATTCTTCGGGGCGAAGATATAGGGGGGCGTTATCACGCAGATTAACGCCGTTACAGGGCAAATCAAAAGCACACGGAAGGAGGACAACGCAAAATGAAGGGTTTTTACATCCTAAAGGGGGGCGAGGTCGATGTAGGAGAGGCCCCGGAGGTTATCTCCATTCTTCCACTCGGGCACGTTAAGAGCTCGAAGGGAGAGTTCGAGGTTGACGCAGAAAGTCTTGAGGCTATGAAGCAAGGGATCGCCCAACGTGGCGTCGATCTGGTGGTCGATTATGAACACCAGACGCTCAAGGGAGTACAGGCTCCCGCTGCTGGCTGGGTCAAAGCGCTCAGAATGGGCGACGGCTGCATCGAAGCCCTTGTCGAATGGACGGAAACAGCGGCGAAATATCTTAAGAACAAAGAATACCGATACCTCTCCCCGGTCATTACCGTCCGCAAGTCGGACGGCAAGGCGACGGGCCTGCACTCGCTGGCTCTCACCAACACCCCGGCGATCGAGGGCATGACCCCGATCGTCAACTCTGATAACTACAACGAAGGAGGACAACACAACATGAACGAATTTTTGAAGAAGCTCGCCGAGCTGCTGGGCCTCGGAGAAGACGCCACCGAAGCGGATGTCGAGGCGGCGCTCAAGGCTTGCACGGAGGAAAACAAGAGCCTCAAGGATAAGGCGGCACAACTGCCCGAAGCGGACAAGATCGTCGCAAACAAGGCGGTCTGTGAGCTGCTGGGTCTCAAGGCGGGAGCTCCGGCTGACGATGTGAGTGCTAAGATCATGGAGCTCAAGAGCGGAAACATTGACGGCGTCAATGTGCTCGCCGAGCTCAAGGAGCTCAAGCGCAAGAACGCTGAGAGAGATGCCACCGACGCCGTTGAGCTGGCGCTCAAGGGCGGCAAGATTACCCCGGCACAGAAGGGATGGGCGAAGGAGTACGCTCTGGACAACCCGGAGGGCTTCAAGTCCTTTGTGGAGAAAGCTCCGCAGATCGTTCCTCTGTCCGAAGTGGCGGGCGATAGTGTGGCACTCAAGAGCGACAAAATCGACGATGCGACTTTGCTCGTATGCAAGCAGCTCGGCTTATCCGCCGAGGATGTCGAGAAGTACGGAAAGGAGTAAATGACAATGGCAGCATTGCAGAAAGAAAGAAACACTGTTGAAATTGCCAACGGTGCGAAGACTCTGTCCCTCCCGGTGAAGGGAGCGACGACCATCTATCAAGGCTCGCTTGTGGCGCTGGACGCCAACGGGTACGCTATCCCGGCAAAGAAAGCCGCAAATATTACGGCGGCAGGTCGTGCCGAGGAAACTGTTCAGAATACCGGATCGGACGGCGAGCTGGTGATTCGTGTTTCCCGTGGCGTGTTCGTCTTTGACAACACGGCGACGGCGGCGAACAAGCTCAAGGCATCCCATGTGCTGACGCCCTGCTACATCGAAGACGACCACACCGTCACAGCTCTTGCGACAGGCTCTTCCGTTGCTGGCCTCGTTGTCCGTGTGGACGATACGGGCGTAGCGGTCGAGATCAATCCGGCTCTCAGTTATCCCGCTGCGACCGCTTAATAAAACATAAGGAGGATTACAAACAATGATTATCAGTTCTCAAAATCTTCGGGCGATCTTCATCGGCTTTAACACCACATTCAACAAAGCCCTTGAAGAGCAGAAGCCCCTTTATGACAGAGTAGCGACGGTCGTGCCGTCTACTACTGACGCCGAAACCTACGCATGGCTCGGCGATATTCCCGGTATGCGTGAGTGGCTGGGCGAGCGTGAGATCAAGAACCTCTCCGGCAGCGACTACACCATCAAGAACAAGGACTTCGAGCTGACCGTGGGCGTTCCCCGCAACGCTATCGAAGACGACAAGATCGGGCTCTATACGCCGTCCGTGCAAATGCTGGGACAGTCCGCAGCGATGCACCCCGACGAGCTGATCTTCGGGCTGCTCAAGAAGGGCTTTACGGAGAAATGCTTTGACGGAAAGCCTTTCTTCTCTGCTGACCACGAAATCAAAGAGGGGGAGAAGGTCTCCAACAAGGGCACGGCAAAGTTGACCCTCGACTCCTATATTGCCGCCCGTGCCGCTATGATGTCCCTCACAAACGCCGCCGATCGTGCGCTGGGTATTGTGCCGAACTTGCTCGTTGTGCCTCCCGCACTGGAAGGCGTGGCTCGCAGTATCACCACGGCGGACTTCATCAACGGCAGCACCAACACCATGAAGGGCACAGCGGAGGCGCTGGTCGTGCCGCAGCTTGCGGGCAAGGATGCGGCGTGGTATCTGCTCTGTACTACTCGCCCGATCCGCCCGCTGATCTATCAGCAGCGCCGCAAGGCGAAGTTTGTCGGCAAGACCGCAGAGAACGACGACAATGTCTTCTTTAACAAAGAATACATTTACGGCGTAGACTCCCGAGGGAACGCTGGTTTCGGATTTTGGCAGATGGCATACGGCTCGGATGGCAGCACCGACGCCTAAAGCTGGAACCAACTCTTAGAAGGGAGGAAACGACATGAACTATTGCACAAGGCAGGAAGTCCAGGAGATGCTCAAAGACGATGCTATGAACATTATCATCGGCGACCAGTACATCGAAGACCCGGCAAAGCGTGAGGAGCTGATAGGCCCTATCATCGACGCAGCGGTCGAAGATGCCGAGGGAGAGATTGACGGCTACATCGCCAAGAGGTACAGCGTCCCTCTCATTCCTGTCCCAAAGGTGATTAACAAATTCACGAAGGACATAGCTCTCTACAACTTGTACTCTCGCATCGGCATTGATGAGAACGGAGAGGAAAAAAACTACTTGAACCGCTACAACTCGGCGATCAAGTTCCTCGTTCTCGTCACCGAGGGGAAGGTATCTCTCGGAGTACCGAGCGACGACCTGCAGACGGCAGCGTCTACCGGGTTTTCGGTAAAGTCAAACCCTCGCCTTTTCGGGCGGAATAGCTTGAGGGGGATGTGATATGTATAGCATCCGACTTGAGGGAGATACACAAGCAGCTCTCCGAAAGATACGCAGCTTTGCGGAGCTGGACAAAAAGCGCATAAATGCCGCAATCAGCGAGGGAGTCAGAGAGTCCACCATTGAACGGTTCCACACCAGTAAGGGGCCGGATGGGAGACGTTGGGAGACTTCCATACGGGCGGCGACCGAGGGCGGGAAGACGCTCGTGCAAACTGCCCAGCTCCGCAACTCTATCCTATCCAAGTCGGATGACTCCGGGTTCGCTGTAGGCACGAACGTCAAACACGCAGCGACGCACCAATTCGGCGACGAGCGCACAATCAGAGCCCGGAAAGCGAAGGCTCTACGCTTCCGAGTTGGGGGCAAATGGGTCAGCAAAAAGCAAGTTAGAGTTAGCATCCCCGCCCGTCCCTTCCTCGGCCTATCGGATGACGATCTGGAAGAGATCAAAGGAACGGTCGAAGACTTCGTATCGAGGGAGGTCTAACCCATGTTATATGCAGAAGCAAAAAAATACCTCCTTGACAGGCTCAAGGAGGCAGGGGTTAAGTCAAAGCCACACACGACCCGCAAGTCCCTCGAGCGAAGTCAAGATAGTCACGTTGGGGCGGTTCTGTTTGAGTCCGAGGACATTGCCCGAAACGGCTCGAAAACACGATACAGTGACCAAACAGGAGCGCAGAAAAAGAGGCGCAAGGTTTTTGACCGGAGGATCGCCTTCACTGTGATTATCGGAGACTACACCGAAGATGCCGTCGAGTCCATGTTCGAGAGGTTTCTCTCGGGCATTGGCTCCGGTATCACAGTAGACGGAAACTTCGTCCCGATCGAGGTCGAGGCGGCGGACTGGGTAGACAGCGATGACTCAATCCTAAAAGCGAAGGTCGCCGTGCAAATCAAGATAAGGTTTGATGGCGGCGTTTATAGAGACACAGACTTCGCCAAGGTCTCCGAGCTGGTAGTGGAGTCGATAGATAAAAACTAAGAAAGGAGCCGAACAAATGGCAACTAAAAAGACCAACGCAGCCGAAGCGGAAGGCAGGGCTTCGACCGTGGACACGCCTAAGACCCCGGAACTGCTTGAGATCAACGAGTTCAAGAAAAAGTACAATGTCGGGGCGGCGGTTTTTGCGGGCTTGTGTGCTGCAAACAACTGGAAACCCGGCAGACAGATCGCCGACAGCGACTTCAAGGGGGCGCTTGACGCCTTCCTCGCTGCTCCGGCAGATGGAAAGGGGGATAAAAGACAATGCTGAGAGATGTAGTTCATAACGTCAGTGACGGCTTGCTCGGCTTCGCAACGAAGACGGGAGACGGGCGCAGCGTCAAGATCGGCGTTTCTCCGGTAGTATCCGATGCGCCTATTGTCATAACCGGCGACATGGACGCAGCTAAAATTAAGAGTCGCCTCGGGCTCTCCCCTCTGGCTGATGCAGCTATGGACTCTGTACAGGGCGGCGCAGGGCGAACCTACTGTTTCCCGGTTGCCGCAACTACGGCGGGCAACATCGGGGAAGTGAAGAAGACAGGGGATGGCGGGGGCACTCTGACAACGGACGGGAGCCCGACAAACGCCTTTTCTATCATCGTGAAGATCACGGCACAGGGCGGGCTCAATACGGCGGCTTTTACCGTCTCTATTGACGGAGGCAAGATCTTCGCAGAGGAGACCACTGTACCCCTCAACGGCTCGCATGAGATCGCAGGGACAGGCGTGAAGGTGAAGTTCGCAGAGGCGACGGAGGAGTCGCAGAAGCCGAGCTCTTTCCTCGTCAATGATACCTACACCTTCGAGACAACTGCTCCCTCTATGACGGTCGGAGACATCTCGGCAGCGATCGACAAGCTCAAGACCTTCAACGAGGAGTATGAGTTCTGTCATATCGTGGGCTCGACCGGGCTCGCCGTCTGGCAGATGGTAAGCACCACACAGGTAGAGCTTGCGAAGACCTACCACAAGCCGATGTTTTTCCTTCTTGAAGCAGCCTACCCGGACGCCGCAGCCGTCCGAGGTTCCGGCATCGGCGAAAGCAAGCCGGGGGATCTCACCGACTGGGCGCTGCAAATGGAAGCAGACCGCAAGAAGATCAAGAACACGGACATCCAAGTTTGCGCAGCGTGGGGGCGTCTGGTGAAGCTGGACGGCACAACGCAGATCGTAAATCTTGCGGGACTCTGCTCCGGTATGTATGCAAAAGCAAAGGTGCATGAGTCCATCGGCAAGACCAGAACGGAGGCGGGCTTCGGCGTTCCGAGAACGCAGCTCCTCGACTTGCTCCCCGAGGGGGTGGACAATTCGATCATTGAGCTGCTCGACCTTGCGGGCTATCTGACATTCCGAGAGTACGACGGCCTCGATGACTTCTACGTCTATCACACTAAAATGATGTGCCCGGACGGGAGTGATTACCGCTACGCTGAGGATGTGCGTGTTAAAAACAAAATCATCCGAGAGACCCGCAAAGAGGGGCTCTTGATTTTGAACGACGACATCGACCTCGAGGATGTGCAGGGCGAGCTTGAGACTCGTGCAAAGTTTATGTTCACTCCCCTCCAGCGTATGATCGACGAAAAAGAGATCAGCTCGGCGGTTATTACCGTGCCGGAGGGACAGGCGGCGACCATCATCGAGGACGAGACAATGAGAGTCAAGATCCGCTACCTCTCCCGTGGCTACATCCGGGAGGTTGAGGTGGATCTGGGGCGCAGCCGTCCGAACAACGAGTAGGAAGGAGGTAAAAAACTATGAGTTTGAAAGTAAACGGCAAGGCTTACGACTGGGGCGATGTTGATGTCAAGCTCCCCGGTCTCGTGCTGGAAGTGCAAGAAATCAGCTACGACGACGAGCTTGAGCAAGAAGAAGTTTACGGAAAGGGCAATAAGCCCAGAGGCTACGGCACGGGCAACTATAAGGCGTCCGGCAAGATCAGCCTTCTCCGTGACGATTACGACCAACTCCTCGCATGGTGCAAGGCGAAGGGCGTCCCGTTCTTCAAACTGGACATTCCTTCTATTGTGGTCTCCTACGCCAACGAAGGAGACCGCACACGCATCGACGAACTCAAGAAGGTCAAGTTCTCTAAGCGCAGCACAAAGGCGGCGCAGGGAGACAAGAAGCTGACAGTGGATCTTGACCTTGCCATTTATGGCGGCGTCATCAACGACGGGCTTGAGCCTGTATAAAAGCGTTATCTCAAAATAATTGATAGGAGGATTTTGATATGGAAGATATTAAGAAAACGAACGGGGCAATCAGTGATGCCTACGGCAACGGTGGAGCGGTTGAAGCTACGCTTTCTACTGAGGCTCAGAAAAAGAAACGGGCCGAGGAACTCAAGGCAAAGTATGGGATGATTTACAGCGTGGCTATGAGCGTCCCTGTGGATGACACGCAGGAGATCGAGCTCTCCTATTACTTCAAGCGCCCGAGCGTTCCCAGTTATGACCGTTACATCAAGGACGCCGCAAAGAGCGGCATCACGAAGGGGAGCAAAGTGTTTATGCTGGACTGCGTTGTCGAGGAAGACCGTGAGCGTCTGATCGTTGACATGGAAGAGAACCCCGGCGTTGCTATCACGATCGGCAACAAGCTCACCGAGATCATGGGCCTTACTGGAACGGCAAATTTGAAGAAGCTCTAAAAGAGCGGGTCGTGGGGATGCGTGAAAGTTTTGTAGAAGCTGGCCTTCTCGAAATATACCGATACGTTCCCCCACCTCTTTTAGAGCGGTTTGACCCCGAGGCTATTGATCTTGACGAGTTCCTTGAGTATCTGGCGAAGGCGAGATATATACAGGAACTCGAGCAGGGGATTGTCGCCCGGGCAGTTTCGGAGGTTTTCTCTGAATAGCCCGGGCGCTATTTATAGACACGGCTCTCCTCCAAGAAAAAGGAGGTGAACAAGTTGAGTTTAGAGTCAGTATTCAAACTGTCTCTTGTTATGAACATGATCGACAATATAACCGGGCCTATGTCGGGCATCTCGTCCAATGTGTCGGGCAGTATGTCGAAACTCCAAAGCGCAAATCAAGCCTTTGGTAGCATGGTAAAAACGGGGGCGGTTATGCAGGAAATGGGCTCCCAGATCACGGGGGCTGTGCTCGCCCCGGTGGAGGCTACTTTTGAGACGAGGCGTGCAATCGGCGAGCTGGCCTCTCTGGGCGTCAAAGATCTCGGAGCGGTCGAGGAGGCCGCAAAGAGCTTCTCCGACCAATGGGCCGGGACGACAAAAGCGGACTTTATTTCCGCAGCCTACGACATTAAGAGCGGTATCTCCTCCCTCTCCGATGAGGGAGTCGCAGAGTTCACAAGCCTTGCGGCGCTCACAGCAAAAGCCACAAAGTCCACGGCGGCGGAGATGACATCTCTCTTTGCTACGGGCTACGGCATTTACAAGGACTACTACAGCGATCTCTCGGATATGGAGTTCGGGGCGATGTTCTCGGCGGGAATATCCGAAAGCGTTCGAGCCTTTAAGACTTCTGGTTCCGGCATGGCTCAGAGCATCCAAACCCTCGGCGCTTCGGCGACGACGGCGAATGTACCGCTCGAGGAGCAGCTCTCTATACTGGGTATGCTGCAAGCGACGATGGGCGGAGCTGAGGCGGGCACGAAATACAAAGCCTTCCTCCGTTCGGCTGTAAGAGGCGGCGAGGAGCTGGGACTCACCTTCACCGATGCAAACAATCAACTCCTAAGTATGCCCGAGATACTGGGCATATTGAAGGGTAAGTTCGGCGAGACGATGGATGCCGCTGAAAAGATGGAGCTTCAAAAGGCATTTGGAGATACGGAGGCGGTCGCTCTGATTGACCTCATGTATAACAAGGTCGGAGATCTACAGGACAACATCGTCGGGATGTATGACGCCCTCGGCTCCGGCTCCGGCGTCGCTCATAAAATGGCATCGGCAATCAACGAAACGGAGCCCGAGAAGTACCAGCGAATACAACAGCAAATACACAACATCAAGGAAAGTATCGGCAACTCGCTCCTACCGACAGTCAATGAACTTATGGGGAAAGGGAGCGAGGGTCTGGCAAAGGTTGGCTCGTGGATTGAGAAAAATCAAGAGCTTGTTCGGATCATCATGCTTGTCGTGCTTGCCGTGGGTGGCTTCCTCGCTATAGCTGGCACGGTGATCGCCGTTGTCGGCGGCGTGGGACTGATTATCACAAAGACGATAGCGGGCTTCAAAATGTTCAAGGCTGGTTTCCTTTTAGCGAAAGGGGCGTTGATGCCGCTCATAGGCTCGGTGTGGAGTTTCACGGCGGCACTGCTTGCGAACCCTGTGACATGGATTGTTATAGGCATTGTGGCACTCATTGCGGCGATCGTGCTGCTCTACAATAAGTGCGAGTGGTTTAGAAATGCCGTTGACGCCATATTCTCCTTCTTAAAAGAGGGACTCGGCACTATATTAGGGGCGGTTCAAGCGGTTTTTAACGGCATCGGAAACGTCGTCTCAAGCATCATGGGGGCGGCAAAGGCCACCGTTGACGAGAAATTGAGCAACATGAAAACCGCCTACGAGGAACACGGCGGCGGCATCCGAGGCGTAGCAGCGGCGGCGCTGGAAGGTGTGAAGGGCATCTATACGGCGGGCTTCACGTTTATTGATAATCTGACCGGAGGCAAGCTCACAGCGGTCAAAGAGAAGTTCTTGAGCATTATGACCAGCATAGGGCAGGGCGTGGCTCAGAAGTTCACGGCGGTACAAACAGCTTTTTCAAACGGTATCGAGACGATCAAGTCAAAGGTGTCGGGGGCTGTATCGTGGTTCTTTACCTCTGGTCAAAGGGTTGTGACGACTTTTGCAAACGGTATAAAATCGGCGTTCGGTAATGCGGTTAACGCAGTCAAGGGAGGCTTACAGAAGATCCGCAATATGCTCCCCTTCTCGGACGCCAAGACAGGCCCTCTCTCTACGCTGACCTTGTCGGGACAGCGCACAATGACCACCTACGCCCACGGCCTCACATTATCACAGGACGCCCCGGCGAAAGCGGTTAAAGCGGGGCTTGAGAAGACGAAAGCCACCATTGAGCGGGAACCTGTTAAGAAGGTCAAGCTCGGCGGCGGCTCCCAAGAGTCGGAAGAGGGCGAGAACGGCAGCTCCGGTGGCGGGAAGAACGTCATCATCGAGAGGCTGCTCATGCAGGTCGATCTCAAAAAGATTAAGGACTTGCAGCTCCTCCTCAAGCTGCTTAAGGAGGTCGAGGACTATACCGAGGCGAACGGCGGCGACGCCGATGCAGAACCGGAACCTGTATAGAAAGGAGGACGACCATGATTTTTGTAGAAGACCGACTTGTCAAGGTGGGAGGAGTCGTACTCCCCGGCCTCTTAAAAAGTATCGAGGTAACGGAAACGGCAAAGGTTGACGAGCAGGAAGTGGAAGGCAGCGCAGTCAAACCCAAACAGGCTACGGGCTACGAGGACGCAAGGGTCAACATTGAGCTCATACTCGATGATACCACGGCGGCAACGAAGTACCAGCGCCTCGAGGCGATACGCACCGCCTTCCGAAAACCGGGGCAGAAAGTCCCGCAGCCTATCCCGATCGTGTGCGAAGACACAGCGGCGCACGGTATAGAGAAGGTTATATTTAAGAATATGCGCCACAAACGAGAGAACAAAAAAGACCAGCTCTCCGTGACGCTTGAGTTTTGGGAGTTTATCCCCCAGACAATCAAAACGAAAAAAGGCGGGGGCGGATCGAAGTCCTCCTCCGCCTCCAATAAACAGGCGAGTAAACAGGCAAGCGAGGAACTATCGGCAGACTATAAGAACTATCTGAGCAAGGGTCGGGGCAAGAGTCCCGCCGTGGACGATGCTTCGACGTCGGAAGCTCTGAACCGAGTCCAGCAGATGCCGTATTAAGGGAGGGGCGACATGGAGACACAAGAACTATTTTATCCGCAGATAGCGGCACAGGCTGGCCCCTACACCTTCGAGGAGGGCGTGGAGATAGAACTCTATTCCTCGCAAGACTCCTATTTTGACTGGGCGAAGATACGCTTCACAGAAGAGTATCAGCCGGAGATCAGCGTGGAGCGCAAGGCTCCGGCCTTTATTCGACTCGGCTATGATGGAAACCTTGAGGATGTCTTCGAGGGCTATGTTGCTAAAGGGTATGACTCCGGCGGCTTTGCCAACGAGATAAACCTCAAGGACGAGATGCTTCTGCTTGAGGAGACGGAGATCAACAACACCTTTCTCAACACCACGCCGCAGGAAATGATCTCGTATTTTCTGGGACAAGCTGGCGTCACGAAATCGAAGCTCTCCCCGGAGATCTTCCCAGAGAGGCGGCAAGTCCCCATTAAAAAAATGAGCGTCATCCAAGCGATCAACGCCGTTCATGCGGCGTGGGGCATCAAGAAGAAGTTTTTCTTTTCGGGCGGCGTCTTCTATTGGGGAGAAAAGCCGGAGCAGAAGAAAGTGACAGTCTTCGAGTATGGTGTGAATGTTCTCACCTTGACCCGCTCGGGCGGCGTCTGGGAGCTCGAGACGGTGTCCGTGCCGTGGGTAAAGCACTCCCACAAAATAAGCATAGAACATCCAAAAATCAGCGGAGAATTTGAGGTCAAGAAGGTCATCACAAAGACCGATGACTCGGGCTTTATCCGCACAAGCATCTATTTCTAACCCAGAAAGGAGGGGGCTCGTGCTTGAAGAAATGGTAAAAAGCATTATAAACAAAACGCTTGAGACAGACTTTCCCCATTTAGTGCTCCCCGCCGTCGTTTACGCCACCGTAACCGCAGCGAAGAAACTGCCCGAGACTTATGAAGTCAACGAACTTGTTATCTACAACGACGAGACGGGCGGCAGCTATAGGGGGCATATTGTGGCCCCGTGGTGGGAGTATACCCTTGAAGTTATCAACCGCTTCGGGAACCGGGACGAGGACGTCCCGATCTTGCCCGGAATTAAGTCTAAGAAACAGTTCAAGGCCGGGGCGACGGTGGCGGTCGCTATGGCATACGGAGACCTTACTCCGTCGATCATCGGGGAGGTGGAAGTGTGACAGGGCTACACGATACCGACATCCGCCTTACGAATGACGGTGGGTTGACTCGGGCGGCGGACGGCGATGCGCCGATCTGCTCCGATTATGATTGTATTTATCAGAACATTGTCCTTGAGGCTCAGACACAGCCGGGGGATCTGTTCTATGACCAGAGTTTCGGATGGGGGCTATACGACTTCATTCAGAGCGAGGACGACGAGCTTGTTCGGATTGAACTCACACAACGGGCAAGAGTCGGACTTCAAAAGCGGGAGGTCATTCTCCCGGAAACAGTAAGGATAAGCCTCGACCATGACGAAGATGTCTTCCGGCTCCGCTGCTCCTTTCGGTTCGACGGAGAGGATGCGGACAGAAAGCTCGACGCCGTGGTCGGAGCCGTTAGCGTGGAGGTGATAACATATGATTGATAAGGAGATACTCGACAGCGTTCTCCCTGTGCCGGAGCTTGAGGAGCTCAAGGAAAGCACGATCAAGGAACTTGAGGAGGAGGGCTTTGTAATTACAAACTTTCACTCCGGCGGCGTCTTCTACACGCTCCTCATGATTGTCCTCCGCATCAAGATTGAGTTCACTGAGCTCTTGAGGAAGGTTCTGAGCAATATGTCAGTTACCCACGCCTCCGGCGCATGGCTTGATCTCAAAGTTGCGGACTACGGCAAGAAGAGGAAGAAGGCGCAAAAGACGAGGGGGCTCGTCACACTGTCAAGGGCATCCCTTCAAGGCGAGGCCGTGAAGATCCCGAAGGGACACGTTTTCAAAACGCTCAAGGACATCAACGGAGAAGAGCTTCGGTTCTTCGTCCTCGAAGCGGCAGTTCTGCAAAAGGGAGCGCAGTCGGTCGATGTGCTGGTAGAAGCCGAGAAAGAAGGTGCGAGGTATAATGTACCAACCGGGCAAATTGTCCACAGTCTCACCTATCTCAACGGCGTCGAAATGGTGAACAATGGGGCTGATTGGATCGTCAGAGAAGGCAGCGACACAGAGGACGACGAGGGCGTTAGAGCCCGGACGCTCCGATCATGGTCGGAGCTGGCAAAACGACCGATCGAGGACACTTTTATCAATGCAGCCGAAAGTGTTCCCGGTGTTCTCTTCGCTCAAGCAGATTGTGACCATCCAAGAGGTCAAGGTACGGTTGATGTCATCATAACCGGGACGGCGGGCACGGCGACCGAAGGCTTGATCGCAGAGGTCAAGGAAGCGGTTGACAGCATCGCTGGGCCATACGATAATGTAAGTGTAAGAGGATCAACAACGATCGAACAGGACATAACACTCACCGTCACGGTCGCAGATACGGCGACCGATGAAGAGGTAACAAGCCGGGTTAAAGCTGTCCTCGGGGAGCTGCTGGCAGTCCGTAAGGGGCGCAAGCTCTACGAGCTTCGACTATCCGACATAAACCACGCCGTCCGAACCGGATGCTCTGGGAGCACAAACGTAACAATCAGTGTTCCGGCGGCAGACGTCAAGCTCGAAAAGGACAAGGTTATCACGCTCGGAGCGATGTCCGTAACGGTCGGAAGGGAGTGATCCGATGAAGCGATTTGAAACCTTCGGGGAGTATATGTTCGACCTTCTCTTTGCTCCACTCAAGAGGGGCAAGCGAAGCAAAAATCAGTTCTTTATATTCTTCCGAGTGGTTGGCAGAATATTTGACGGCATGAAGGATGATGTCTTCCGAGTGCGAGCTGAGGCGAATGTCACCACAGCAAGCCCGCCCATGCTGACGGTACACGGACGGGATAGAGGGATGCAGCGCCTCCTCGGTGAAGATGACGAGGCGTATCGAACTCGCCTCTCTATGAAGGGTATCATCGCCGAGGAAGCAGGAACAAAGAAGGGCATCCTTAGAGCACTCACAGCGCTCGGGTACGACAAGAGCTATATCGAGCCCCTCGCCTACCAAGACCCGGAACGCTGGGCGGAGTTCATTGTTTATCTGAATGGCTCAAGGAGAACCGGCGTCAACGACCTTAACGTCATCGACGCAGAGGTTCGGAAGGTCAAGGAAGGCAGCAGCAAACCCTCCTACGGTTCCGAAGTCTCGGGGGGTATACTGATAGCCTCACGCCTCCAAGCGGGGCTCTCGTGCTATCCAAGATGCGGAGAGATAGTTTGCGGTGTGTTCCCGGACATGGCAAGTATCGGCAATCTGTTCGGCTCGCACATTGCGGCACAGGGCGGCGAAGCATCTGGTGATGTTACATTCCCGAGAGTGGGCACTTTGGTCACTTCTGAGGCGTTCTATCAGTTCGCCGACTGCGTGACCTATGAAGGGTTTTCCTCTGATGTTCGGCTTGCCATGGGCCACGGCAGCGGCTCGAGAGACTACCCGCTTTGCTCCAACGAAACAAAGACGAAAGGAGAACGACAGTAATGAGAACATTGACAGAAACCGGAGTTAATAAGATCGGGAAGCGGTTGGTGGACTCGGTTGCTCATGCGGCTTACACCCTCGACGGGCAGCCTAAAACCATTGAGATCTTCCGTAGATCGGCGGAGGCCGGAAGTACGAAAGTATATGTCTACTTCGACGACACGATCTCCGGCAAGGTTGCGAACGTCCAGCTCGTCGATACCGACGGCGACGTCATTGCCACAACACCCCCGGAGAGGGAGTTTGTGAAACCTACGAGCAAGGGGCTTTATGTAGCCTTCAAATACAATATTAAAGAAATGGAAACGGAGGTTGAAATCAATGCAAGCATATGAAAAAGTCGGATGGCTTGACCACGTTGTTGATGTCGCAACGAACGAAGTTATCCAAGAAGGGACGCCGCTGAGTCAGACGAACCTCGGACACATGGACGACGGCATCGAGAAAGTGACCGCCGAAACTATCATTCATGCTGCTCTGATTGCGGATACCCAGAAGGAGATCAAAGTCCTTAAAGACGCCACGCTCAACAACATGACGCAGAACGTCTTTCTCAAGAACTTCGACACGGTTGATAGTGTGGCGATCACTTCCGGCATCTATGACCCGGTGGCAAGAAAAATCTATGTATAAGATCGCTTGCACTCGTAAAGAGGCAAGCTGCATACTCGGGAGTTTTTTCGGTGAGCTTGACCTGGTATGCGAAAGGTGCAAAGGAGCGCCCGACGGGGAGCTGCTGCTCTCCACGACGGAGGGGCTCGTATTCATTGGAGACGGGGAGTTGACCTTCGAGGGACACAGCGCAATGACGGGAGCTCCGGCGCTGGCAAAGATCACCGACTACGGCTTCGAGTTTGAGGGGGACATCACCGAGATAACTCGAATACGGGAAATGAGGTGTCTATACTCTGGCTGACAATAAGACAACTCTTCAAAAGAAGGCTGAGATCTTTCTTGAAAAGATTTACCCCTTGCTAAAGAACTTCCCAGCTGCTGAGAAGTTTTGCTTGTGCCAAGAAATCAAGCAAGCAAATTACAGGCTCATCCGTGATACAGTCATGTTCACGAACATCCGCACGGCAAAGAGGATGGAGTATCTCCAAGAAGCAGACGCAGAGAAGACGCTGCTCCTCACGCTGTTTGCGGTAGCACGAAATCAGAAGTATATCACGAAGGGCAAGGCTCTTGAACTGCAAGCAGACCTCGCAGAAATCGGGCGCATAATAGGCGGGCTACAGCAAGCCTATTACAACAAAACAGGGGCTCAAAATCCACAGCAAGCCCCTTATAGTAAAAAGTAGCACCTATTAGGGTTATCTCTGTTTGGCGTCGAACCGGGCGAACCGTGGGTACAACTCGGCCCGCAACTGGAATTACAACTCGTCCTCGAATCGGAACGTCAACCTCGGTTTCCGCCCCGCCTTGTAGGTTTTACGATTGCCGTGCTACGGCTCCGGCAACGTGTCCTTGTTATACTTCAAGGGAGAGGTAATCCTTCACCATGTCAAACGACGGTGTAAAAACAGTAGCGCCCCCCGCATTACAACGGCAGCAGGCGAGCTTACAAAGTAGGTAGAAACCTGCGTCACCTATGCCAAGCCGTTTCTAAATGGAAAGGATGCCATAATGACGAAATTCCCTATTAAACCTTTGCCCGTACTCCGGGAGCCGGGAACCTTCGAGGAGGTAGTCGGCTATGATCGGATAGAGGCAAACTACAAAGAGGCCCTAAGAGGGACTCGGAAATTCAAGAAAGAGGCCGTCAACTACGACCTCTACAGAGAACTCAACAACGTCGGGCTATGGCGAGATCTCCGAAAGGAGCGCTATACCCCCGGAGCATACTATCATACAGTTATCACGGAACCAAAGCGGCGGGAACTGTCTATCCCTAAATTGAGGGATAAGATCGTGCAACTCGTTATCCATGAGGAGTTGCAAAACATATACCGCCCAGTCTTCGTAGAACGCTCCTTTGCTTGTCAGTATGGGAAAGGGCCTATTCGAGCCGCCTTCAATGTGTAGCACGATATGAGAGCTGCCCTCAAAAAATGGGGCGAAGAGGCTACCGTGATAAAGCTCGACATCAAGAAGTTCTTCTATTCAATCGACCGCACGATCTTAAAGCAGATACTCGTTAAGCGGTTCAAGAAGCTCAAGAAGAAGTACCCGGAAAAATACCCGGACTTCCTCAAGTTTTTTCGGCTTCTTTGCAAGGTTATCGACTCAAGCCCAGAGGGAGAACGAGGCATACCGCTCGGGAATGTCAGTTCCCAAGACTTCGCCAACATCTACCTCAACGAGCTCGATTAGTATTGCATCCGCTACCTCGGAGCGACACTCTACACCCGGTATATGGATGATGTTGTTATCATTGCGCCGGACAGAGAAACCGCTCGGGAATGGCTTGCAAAAATCAAGGCATACCTCGACGAGAGGCTACACCTTGAGACGAACTCTAAAACTAAAATATTTAGTGTTCGGCAGGGCGTGAACGCTTACGGCTTTAAGATTAAGGCGACCCACCTCATGCTTCGCACAGAGACAAAACGTGCAATGAAGAGGCGTATCAAGAAGATGGTTGAGAAGATGAAGGATGGACTTCTCGCAAGAAAGGAAGTGCTTCAAGCGGTGAACTCGTGGCTCGGGTTTGCTCGCTGGGCGTCGGCCTACAATCTGGCTAAGAAGATATTCGCTCCCTACCGCTTCATTAAAGTGGAAGGAGAAATGTACTTTGGCTACTTATCTCGGAACCGTCAAATTAGGCGGTTTTTACAACAACGGAGCCGCCCTCGTCCGGCCCACTAAACCGTGGAGACCGGACAACGCAGCAGGCGGCAATAACGGATACGGAAACATCCCACAGATGTCCGGCGGTATGGCGAACTACACCATCGGCAACACCCCGGCAGATGAGGCGAAAAGGCTTCAATGGGTCAAGATTAAAGACGGCGACAAGACCCTCTTGATCTGTGACCGGGTTATCCTTGTGAGCGTATCGTGGGACGACCTCAACGGACAAGGCTATGTTTCCGGCAAAACTATCAACATCGACGGCGCTCGCTATAAATGCCGACTGCTCACAGGCGGCAACAATTATAGGCATACAAGCAACGCTCATGCGGGCGGAAGCCCTACTAATAACGAGTGGGATCGCTTCATCGCCCGTGAGGAGGTTATCTCTGGACTTCCTGCTCCGGTATCTTCCGACCTTGACTCGAACATGGATACAACCGATCACAACAGCACTCACAATCAATTTTGGCACTGGACCGGCGTCAGTTCGTGGTGTCAAGAGACCTACTCGGGTAATGCGTCGGGCCGGGCGTTCCGTGGGTACAGCTCGGCCCGCTGCTGGAATTACCTCTCGTCCTCGTTTCGGCACGTCAGCCGCGGTTTCCGCCCCGTCCTTGAAGTTCTGAACACTGACCCTCTGATCTCTGACACTGATCGAGATCTGGGGGATAAGAACAACAACTTCACGATCCAGTACACCGTCAACGATGCCGACCCCGGCGACGTCTTGACGGCGACTGAGTCGATTGACGGGGTTACAAAAAAGACCTTTTCCCCAGTAAGGGGGCAGCAGAACACAATTACTGTACCCGTCAACGATCTCGGCCTCGGAGCGCACACGGTCAAAGTAGTCGTCACGGATGGGCAGGGCGGCACGGCGGCGAGAACGTGGACATTCCGCCGCACGAACTCCGCCCCGACCATCTCCGGCAGCGACACGAACCTCGGAGATAAGAACCTCGGCTTTACCTATGAATACACCGTAGACGATGCAGACGGGGACTCTCTCACGGTCACTGAGAAGCTCGGAGACGAGGTTCTCCGGACGGTGAATAACGCTCCGAAAAATACCCCGCTGACGCTTACGATCACAGCGGAAAAGCTCTATACGCTGGGACTTAATTCGGTCAACACGATCACGATCTCCGTCACGGACGGGAAAGGCGGCACGGCCTACCGTTCCCTCACCTTCAAGCGCACCAATTCCGCCCCTGTCATCTCCGGGCAAGATACGGACATCGGGGCGCAGACGGGAGCTTTTGCCGAGAACTACACCGTCACGGACGCCGAGGGTGACAACGTCGTTATCAATGAGTATCTCGATGACCAGAAGATCCGCACATATCAAGCGACCCTCGGACAGCAAGCCACGATTGAGGTAAGTCGGGAAAACTGGCTCAAGCTCTCCAACGGAGCCCACCGACTCAGAGTTGAGGCGGTTGACGGCAACTTTGCAACGAGTGTGAGAGTGTGGAACTTCTCGAAGTCCGAGACGGTCATTGCCTTCCAGTTCTCCAAACCGGAAGCCACAGACGCACGAGCCTCTAAAATCCTCATTACTCCCACATGGAGAATTGAAGGAGCTGTCGCAAAAGTGGAGGTTTGCAACAACGCTTTTGACGCTGTCCCGACATGGGAAGATATGACGGCACAAGTCGCAATTAACCGGGGTTTCAACTTCACCAACGAGACGAAGACGGCGGATAGCTGGGGCGTGAGTGTGCGTTTCACTATCACAAAAAACGAAGGTTATACTGGAGAAGTCTCGATCTCTGGCTTTGGAGGTGCTTACGAATAATGGATAATGTAAAATATCTGACCCCGAAGAAGCCGCTCTCTGAGATTGCTCGTGAGCGAGCTGAGGCGGCAGAGCAACAAAATATCGACATCTATGAGGCGATCGCCGGACTCTTTGAGGATATGGCGGCACTCACCGAAGAAAACGCCGCTCTCGCAGAGCGTGTTACTAAACTTGAAGGAGGACAATCAAAATGAAAATTAAGCAGTACATGGTAACGGTTTATGCCGTTTTGGTAAAGAGCGGAAAGCACAATATTGAGGAACTCCCCGAAGCCTACATCATCCCTGTCGCTGAGTATCTGGCGGAGCAGGAAGAGGGCTCCACTTCGGCTGATAGCCCCGCCGAGTAAGGGGGGGGCATAAAAAGAGCCCCAGAGGGGAGGGTTTTCCTCCTCTCTGGGGGCCTCTTGATAAGTTGCTTTTTTGCATGACTTGCCCCCTCGAAATGGGGCGGGTGATGCAAGCGAGGAACTCTCGGAAATACTTCTCAGATGTGGTGATTTTTTTCTCAATTATGTTGTCCGCTTTTCTCAAAAATGTTGAGCCGCTTCACGATCAGATCGAATACAGCCATCAGGTATACGGAAAGTGGGGATTTGCCTCAAAA